CCTCCCTCCCGGCGCTTTGTCGCGCCCCTTACCAAACCAGAAAAAAAACGACAAAAAAACGACGCGGAGATCTGCTCGAGATCTCTTCGCGTGTTTTCAATAGCTTACGACGGAAGGACAAACCGAACGCCGACGGGGTGGGTTGTCAACTATGCGGGATCATTATCTGCGGCGGTCGACGCGCGGAAATTATGCTCGCAATAGCAGTTGACGATCGTTTCGCGTTCTGCTATGTTTGAACCATGGCAACGAACCTCAACACGAACCACGGGCCCGAAGGGGCGGAAAGGTTTACCACCATGACGACCGGCACCAAGTATGAAGCCACCAAGGATCTCGACCTCCGCACCGTTGCGAAAATGCTGAAGGCGGAGATTACCGGGGCGATGAAGTCGGGCGCGCTCCCCCTGCTCGCGAAGGTGAGCGTTCGGAGCGGCCGCGCGAACTGCCTCGACGTCGAGCTCTGGTTCGCCGACGGCGTCAAGCTCCACTCCGACGAGTGGGCCGACGAGTGGGTGACCGGCGGTGGTAATCGGTATCGGCTCTCCTGCTGGACGGCGGAAGTGCAGGCTACCATGGACGCGGTCAAGGCCATGCGCTCCGCCTACAACTACAACAACTCCGATCCGATGTGCGACTATCACGACGTGCGGTTCTACGGGCAGGTCATCGAGAACACGGCGCAGAGCAACGCGGATTACGACCGGGCGATCCGCGAGGCGGAGGAGCGGCGGGACGCGGTCGCGGAGGAGTTCGTCGCGACGGCGGACCGCATGGCGGAGCTCGTCGGCGTCGAGCGGATCGGGGACAACAATCTCGAGGTGGTTCAGCGCGCGGTGCTCGAGGTGCGGCGCGGCACGACGGGGAACCTTCTCAAGATCGCGGCGAACGTGCAGCATTTCGAGGCGGAGGAGCGCAAGGCGGCGGCGGAGTACGAGCGCGTTCTGACGGCTGGCAACGTGGCGGAGTGCACGGAGCGCAACGCGGAGCTGAGGGCGGCGATGCAGGCGGCGCGCGCCAAGGCGCGGATCGCGTGGTTCGCCATGGTCGAGCTCGCCCGGCGCGGGATCGAGCCGTACGCGTCGCAGGCGAAGGGCGAGGCGCCGGCGGTCGAGGAGCAGGCGGCGGACGGCGCGGAGCTGGCCCGGGCGGTGGAGCAGGCGGAGGCGGAGAAGGGGCGGGCGGTCGAGGCGGAGCGCGCGGCGGAGGCGAGGTATCGCGAGGCGCTGACCTTCTACACCACGGCGGAGTGTCACCGGTTGCAGGCGGAGGACGACCTCCGGGCGGCGGAGAAACAGGCGGAGCTCGAGCGGCGGCGGTCGCAGGACGCGGCGCACGCGGTCAACTTGGCGATGGTCGAGCGGCAGAACGCGCGCAACGCGGCGGAGCGGGCGGGCGCGGCGGTCGAGGCGGCGTACAAGGCGACCCTGACCGCGCGGACGCAGGAGCAGGAGCCGGCGGAAGTGGCGGGCGACTCGCCGGACGTCGGGCGGGCGGTGGCGTACTCGCGCAGGATCGAGGCTCTCAAGGCGGCGGCGTGGCTCGAGGGCGTCGGCGAGGGCCGGCGGGAGGCGATGCGGGCGGAGGTGGCGGAGCTCGAGGCGCGACTCTTCGACCTCGGGCTCGAGCGGGTGCCGCTCGCCGGCGGTCGCTTTCACGCGCTCGAGCGGGCGGCGTGGTCGACGCTCGAGGGGATCGCCGCGCGGCACGGGAACGGGGCGGCGTGTTGTGCGGACTGCGGGATCGCGCTGCGGCTTGGCGTCGCGCCGGGTAACTCCGTGTGTCCCAAGTGCGGCGAGGTGGTGAGGTCGGGGATCGTGCGGGTCGCGTAGCGGCGACGAGGAGCAGGCGGCGCGGGCCGGGGCGTTTCCCCGGCCCGTCGTCGTTTTGGCTTCTGTAAGGCGCAAGGCGCGGCCGTTCTCGTGCGGCGGGTGCCTGGTAGGGGTCGAGGTCGATCGCCGAAGGGCGGCCCGTTTCCGCTCGCTTTAGGGCTTGACTTCGTTACAGGGCAACAGTAGTATAGCGATCGGCGAGGTGCTCGGCCTTCTCCCCCGATGCGGTTGTGCCGTGGTAAGTGGTTCCGACGAGCTCCTCGCCCATTTGACCGACGGCTGGCGGTGCATCGCACCGTCTGGACTTGGCACGGAGGTTGCTCTTAAGATCCGGATCTCTTCTCTTACTAAGATCTCTCCCGTCATAGGAAAGAAGAATCAAGAGGGTTCTTCCGGGCGGGTCGAGGTGCTCCGATGGGCGATGAATTGGAAGCGATGCCAACGGTAACACAGGTCGAGTTCGGGCTCCGGGACGTGTTCGGGGCGGTCCGGGCTTTCGAGGCGGCGGTCGGCCGGGCTGCTCCGGCGCTCGGCGTGTGGTCGCTCGGTCCTCCCCTTCCGGTCGCGATCCGGATGCGCCGCGTACTCGACCGACTGCGGGAGGGCGGACCCCTGCCCGACTGTGCGGCGCGGCTCGAGGCGGACCTCCTCGAGCTCCGGCGGTCGACGACTGCCGCCGGCGCTTTGGAGTGCGGTTACCACACCGAGGACCTCGCCACCATGGCGGGCGTGGTCGGTCAAGTCGCGGTCGGTCTGGTCGCCGGGCTCCGGGCCCTCGAGCTCCCGCTCCCGCTGGCGGTGGCTTCCCTCCGCGCGGCCGCGGAGCGGATCGAGGCGGCGCTCGAGCCTTTCGAGCGCGCGGTCGCGGCGCGTGATGTTGGCGGGGCGGGGACCTTGGGCCCGGCTGACTACCGGTTCGCGGCGTTCCTCTTCGGCGGGTTTCTCCGCGGGGTCATATTGCAGATCGGAGGGTGTGGCGATGCTGTTCGATAGTCAAGGGCTGGCGCGTTCCGCGGCTGCGGCTGCGGTGGTGCGACACCCCGACCTAGTGATTCGAGCGCGTGCTCTGGCGTTCCTCGGGGCGATCGGCCGCGGGTACATAGCGGACCGCGAGGACCTCGCCGCCATTCTCGAGGCGGCGGAGGCGTCCGGCGCGGCGGGTGGCTTCCGGGCGGTCGAACGTGGGCGCGCGTAACAACGGGCAAGGCGAACGAACCACGGTCGCGATCCGGGCTGACCTCCACAAGCGGCTGAAGGTTCGGGCGATCGACGTGGGCGAAACCTTGTCCGACTATCTCGACGCGGTGCTCGAGGCGTACCTCGGGACGGTCGACCGCGGCGAGCAGGCGCTCCGGCAGCTCCGGGGCGCGCGGGTGGATCATGGTGCTTCCGGTCGCTGAGCTCCCGCGTTTGCTTCCGACGGCGCGGGCGGCGCTTGCCCGGGCGTTGATCCCGATTTGGGAGTCGGGGCTCGCGGTCGGACTCGCCGGGCTCGCCGGCGCTGCACGTGGCGACTTTGACGAGGTGGCGAGCAGGGCGGCCGGCGCGGTCGCGGACTTTCCCGCGGAAGCGGGGCGCGTGTTGCAACGGCTCGAGGTTGACCATGGGCTTGTGCTCCTCCCCCTCGAGCTCCTCCGGCAGCTCCTCCGGGCGGTGGACTCGGCGCGGGCGGAGGCGCCGGCGGTCGAGCGCTTCGCGCTTGTCGTCCGGGCGGCGGTGCTCGACGCGCTCGCGATGATCTACGCTGAGGGCGTGTTCGGCCGGCCGGAGAGGGGCGAAGGATGAAACGCGCGCCGGCGATCGTTCGCGTCTGTTCGCTCCTCGTCGCCGTCGGCGGGTTCGCGGTCGTCGTCCGGGCGGGAGTGCTCGGGGTCGGAGCGGGCGGCGGTCGGATGGCTCCGGGCGTATTCGTCGCCGGCGTGGGCGCGCTCTGCTGCGGGCTCGCGTTTCTATTGACAACGATCGACGGGCGGGGTTAAGATGGAATCCTCTTTTCCCCGGTGGTCCCTTGCCTTTCTGCTCCTGGTCGCCGCGGGTTCCTGCCTCCGCGGTTCCCGGGAGCAGTCTATCCGATGCAGGTCTGCGAGGTGTAGCGATGGCTGACGCGGTCAAGCTGGTTCTGTGGTGCCCGGCGGAGGGCGTGCCGATCGGCGTGCTCGAGGGCGATATCGGCGCGCGGGTGTCGAGCGATTTTATCGGGCAATCGTTCCGGGTGTCGCCGGAGTTCGAAGCGATCGGGTACTCCCGGCATTCACTCGCGGCACGCTGGCGGGACGGGTTCCCGGCGCTCTGTCCTCGTTGCGCGAACGTCTGCGCGTGGGCTCCTCCCGGTCCGGACTCGCGCGAGGTGGCGCTCCGTGAGATGTTCGACGCTCCCCTCGGCTCGTTCACGCTGGCGGGGCCCTCGCCGCGGAAGGGCGCGGCCGTCCGGCCCGGTGCACGGCTCGGCGTCGACCCGGCGCTCCGGGCGGTGCCGCTCATCTCCGACGATCCGGGCGGGGACGTGTCAGGGCCTGACGGAACCCTGACGGAACCTCCCGCCGGCGGGCGCACGGGTGGCCAGTGAGCGGCGCGGCGCTCGAGCTCGGCCCCCTCGCGCGCGCGGTGGCCGGCGACTTGTGCCGATCGATTCCGGCGATCGAGGACGGCGTCGCCGGGATGGTCGCGGCGATCGACGCATGGGAGGCGCTCGCCTCGGCGTGGGCTGCGATCGCGGAGCTCTCCGACGATGAAGCTCTGCGGATCGCCTCCGCCCGGGCGGAGCAACTCCGGGCGCTGGCGGCCGCGGCAACGGCTCGAGGCGTGGCGCTCCTCGCGGTCGCGGCGCTCGAGCGGTGCGGACCGGTCGGATTCGACGTGGTAGAGTGGGCGCGGCGGTTCGGTGAATCCGATTTGAATCCTCGAGGCGGAGGCTTGCATGAGGCTTGACATCCTTTGCCAGTCGTGCGGGGGGCGGTCGCGCGCGGAATATCCGGCCGGCGCTCGACGGGCGCCAAGTGGTGCCGACCGCGTGGCCTATTCCGACGGCGCGGCGCTGCACGCGTACCGCTGCGACCTATGCGGCGAAGGAATCCGCGAGGGCGCGCCTTGTATCGCGCGGGAGATTTGGAGCGACCTCCGGCCGCGGCTAATGGGATACGTCGACGAGTACCTCGACCGGGATTCCGAATCCGCGTTCGACGGGAGGGGCATCGTATGAAAAACCGGGTGCGCTTCAGTCTCCGGCTGATGATCGGTGCGCAACGCGGAGCGTTCGTCGACCTACCGGCGACCTCTCCGGACTGGGTTGATCACGTGGCGATCCTCGCAATCTCCGCGGCGCCCCCTCCGGACCCGCCGGTCAAGGTGACCCTCGAGCAGCTCGTCGCGTTCCTCCGCGCGGTCGGGCGTCCGACGTGCTCGACGTTCCCCGACGCTGGCCCGTGGATGCTCGAGGCGGAGGTCGAGCTGAACCGGATGGGCCTCCGGGCGCTCGGGACATCATGGCGACCTCCGACGCAACCGGAGATCCGCACCGTGTGGGATGTGGTCCTCCGGGACGCGAGCAAGCTCGCGGAGATCGGGATCCACGTGGGCGCGTTCGCTAAAGCGAAGGACCGCGACTGATGCCGATCCGCCCGGAGAATCTCGCCCGCTACGGCGCCGACTGGCCCGCGTTCTCCCGCGACCTCCGGGCCCGGTTCCCGGTCTGCCAGTGGTGCGGGAAGCCGAACGGCGCGCGCGTGTACGCGACCCGGTCCGGTTCGTGGGCGCTCGCGTCCGACGACCCGTCAGCGGTGATCCTCGGGCCTCACGTGCTCCGCTGGTGGTCGGTGACCGGTGCCCCCTGTCCTCCGCCGGCGGGGTGGGAACACGTCCGGGCCCTCCGCGTCGTTCTTACCGTGGCCCACCTGAACCACGCGCCGGAGGACCGCTCGCCGGAGAACCTTCGGGTACTCTGCCAGCGGTGCCACAATCGGCACGACGCGCAACACCGGGCCCGGAACCGCGCGACGACGTGGTCGCGCAAGCGCCGGGAGGGTTCTCCTCAGCTCTCGCTTTCGGCGGTCGACGAGGTGCAGCTATGACCGCAACGCTGCGCCGTCGATCGTTGGCACGCGGTTTGCTCTTAAGATCTTCTCTTAAGTTAGATCTTACTTTCATAGGAGAAGAATCAAGAGGGGCCTCCCGGGGCCCCTGGAAAGGCGGATCGGTATGCGTGCTCCGGCATGGTGGCTGACGGTCGGACTGTTCGCGGCCGCGGTGGTGCTCGCCGCGGGCGTGCTCCTCCTCGCCGGCTGTCCCCGGCGGGTGTGCTCGCCGGGCGTGGGGCAGTGCACGGCGGACGGTGTCGCCCGGTTGTGCTCCTCCGCGGGGCAGTGGCGCGAGGTGCTCGACTGCCGAAAGGTCCTCCCGGCCGATCGGGGCTGGCGGTGTTCGTGTTACAAACCGACGTCGACTCTCGAGTCGATCAACCCGGAGCGGTGCACGTGCAAACCTACACGTTGACTCCCGCGGACGTGGTCGCGGTGTGGGCGGCGACTTCCGAGGCGTTCGATTCTCGGTTCGCCGGGAAGGGCGACTCCGAGCTGATGAAGCGGGCGGCGTTCCTCCTGCAACTGGCGGGCGTGCTCGACGCGGAGCGGTTCCTCGAGCGGTTCGCGACGACGATCGGTTCCCGGATTTATCTCCCCTGGGTGCCCGGCGCGGTCGGCCCCGGCGTTCCCTCCCTGTGGTCGCAGGTCGACACGTGCGTCCATGAGCATGTGCACGTGGAGCAGTGGCGGCGGGATCCGGCGGAGTTCGTGTACCGGTACACCCAACCCGACGGGCGGGCGCTCCTCGAGGCGGACGCGATAGGCGCGGAGCTCGAGGTCCAATGGTGGCGCGGCGACGAGGACTTGAATGGACACATACTCAGGGCGGTCGACGGGCTCAAGGCGTACGCGCTCGGGGTGCTTGACCGGGCGATCGCGCGCGAAGCTCTGCTCATGCGGGCGGAGATGATCCGGCAAGGCGGGCGACTCTCGCCGGTGGCCGACTGTGTGGCCCGGTTCCTCGAGGTCCGGTTCGGAGGTGGCGCGTGATCTCCCAAGCGTGCGTCAAGTGCGGGGCGAGTCTCCCGCCGGCGGTGGTTCCCGCGTCGGTCCCCTCCCTCGTCGACGGGGTGCCTCCTTCCCCGGTGCGGATGTGGTGCCCGTGCGGTCAGGCGTACGATGCCCGGCTCGGGGTGTTTGCCGTGGCGGACCGTCCGACGTGGCCGTTTCATTCCGTCCGGGTGTGGTGGTGGATCGAGGTGAAGGGCCCGACCGACTTTCCCGCGGACGTGCTCGACCCGTCCGGGCTCCCTCGAGGTGGCCAATGATGCTCCCGTGCTGTGCATGGTGTGGCGCCGAGCTTGTCGGCGATGGCGCCTTTACCGGGTGGCAAACCCTCGAGCTCCTCGGGGTGGTCGTCGGCTGGCACCGCGAACGGTGCCGCGCGCTCGACCCGGTGTTCCTGCGCTTCCTCGGCGTGCTCGAGCAGACCCTCCGCGACGAGGAGCGGACCCTCGCCGCGTGGCGCGACCTCCTCGACCTCGTCGTCCTCCGCGGACCCGGACGCGTCGCAGTCGGCGAGACTCCCTCCGGCGCCTCCGGGCCCGTGGTCTTGTCGGTCGCCTCGGCGTACGTTCGGACCGGTCAAGGTTTGGCCGTCGACCGTGGCGGCTTTCCGCTCATCCGTGAACCCGCGGAGCCGGCCCATGATGCTTGACCCCGACATTACCTACACGTCGATCCGTCAATCCGTGGCGCTCCTCACCGTCCGGCGGATGCGGGAGCAAATGGAAGGCGACGAGGACCCGGCGCTCGACCTCCTCCTCCGCGCGTGGCTCGACCTCGACGACTGGCTCCGCGCGGGCGGGTGGCCTCCCTCCGCGTGGAACTTCCTTGACGTCTCAACCCTCCGGACCGCTCCGACTGGTCTGGAAAGTTAGTCAACAAAGGCAAGGTGAAACGATGACAACGAAAAACGAAACGCTCCCCGGGAAACCGGGCCCCCAAAAGCCGAAACCCGAAACGGTCAAGCGGACGCTCCCGTGTGCTCTCACCGATGCGGACCGCGTCCGGCTCGGCTCGGAGCTGGCGGAAGCGCTCGGGCGCGAGGCGGCGCTCGAGTCAGACCTCGCCGCGTTCAAGGCGTCGCACAAGGCGAAGGTCCTCCCGGTGCAGGAGAGGATCCGTCAGATCTCCTCCGACCTCCGGGACGGGCACGAACTCCGCGCGGTGGAATGCCGAATCGTGCGGGACATCAAGGCGGGCTCCGTCAAGTTCGTCCGGCTCGACACGGAGGAAACCGTCGATGAACGCGGGATGACCGACGCGGAACGTCAGCTCGACCTCGAGGACAAGCTCGCCCCGGGACAAGCGCCGGCGGCGAAGGCGGCGCCTCCCTCCCGGCCTCCGGCTCCGGCGGTGCCCGCGTGACCTCCGGGCCCGGTCCGGCGTACGGTCGAACGGTGGCTCGCGCGACCTCGACTCCGTGCCTTGTCGACCCGACGGGCCGGCCGATCTTCGGGCTCGCTCGGCCCTCGGCGCGCGGCGGCCTCCGGCTCGCGCTTGCTCTCGCGGCGGGCGCGCTCCTCGCGGTCGTCGTGTTCGTGTTCCTCCTCGGGCGCGGGTGAACCATGGCGACCTCGAGCAACCCCCGGCGGCGCGGGAACCTCCTCACCTCAGAAGCTCCTCCCTCCAGTAGCGGATACCCCTCCCCTCTGCTCCTCCCCCTCCCCTCCTCGCCTCCCTCCGGCAAGCTCCGGCAGCACTCGCACTCCCTCGCCCCGTCCTCCCCGGAGCTCCTGCTCCGTGTCCTCCAATGTAACAAAGACGCTGTCGGTTCTGTAACATGACCGTAACACCAAAATTCGTAAAGGGATTACACGCTCCGCTAAGTGTCGAGAAGATCGAGGAAATGTTCGCGGCGTGGTGTGAAGTGTCCCGTGCTTCTGTCGTCGCTCGACGGTGTAAGGTGTCGAACGGTACGGCGCTGAAGTACATCAACCGCGGGGATCCATCCCGGTCGATCGAACCCTTCGTCACTCGAGGTCGCAGAATCACGCGTCAGGTGCAGCGTAGAACTGAGCGCGCGATAATCTACTCGACGACCGAGCAGCTCAAGGAAACGGCGTATCAAATTTCCCTGCTCGACGACGCGATAGCACTCGCCGCGGATAGACTGAAAACCACGATAAAACGGGCGGATATACGCCTAACGGATCTCGCGAAAGCTATCCAGATCCGGAATCAGGTTATGGCGCTCTACGCTACCCACGCCGTCGAGGAAACCACGGAAACCACAATCTCCGACCCCCTCGGAGACGTCATGCGGCGACTGTCCCCGGAGCAAATCGCAGCACTCGCCGACGAGGTCGACGAGCTCAGCGCGAACACGACAAGCGGCGGAGAGCAAGGGGAAGGGCTTGACATATCAGGGGCGCTCGCCGAGGGGGCCCCCTCCCCCTCCCCCGGCCTCCCCCCCTCCGACCCCCCTCCCCCCCTGCCCTCCCTCCCCCTCCCCTTGCCCGGTCCGGAGCTGGCGTCGCCCCGTCCGGAGCTCCCCCGGCCCGGTCGCCCGGAGCTCGAGCAGGTCCTCGAGGAGCAGGCGGCCGGCGGCGACCTCGAGCTCGACGAGGTCGACCCGTGACTTGCACGGTCTGGACCGTACCCGCTCGCCGGCGCGACGGTACAACGCACGGCCGGAACCGGTCAAAGCGATTGACAACCGGGCGCCGTTCTGTTACTTTATCAGGAGCAGGTAACAGAAACGAGGCAAAACATGAAATTGATCGGCTACTTGAGAGTTTCCACGGAGGAGCAGGCGACCGGCGGTCAGTCGCTCCGGGCGCAGCGGGAGCGGCTCGAGGCGTGGGCGAAGCTCTACGAACACGAGCTCGTCGCGGTCCTCGAGGACCCGGGCGCCTCGGGGAAGTCGCTCGAGGGGCGGCCGGGGCTGGCGGAGGCTCTCCGCCGGCTCGAGGCGGGAGCGGCCGACGGGCTCCTCGTCGCGAAGCTCGACCGGCTGACGCGGTCGGTTCGCGACCTCGGGGAGCTCCTCGAGCGAGTGTTCGCCCGGGCGTGCCTGGTTTCCGTGGCGGAGCAGATCGACACGTCGACGGCGGCCGGCCGGCTTGTCGTGCACGTGCTCGGGGCGGTGGCACAATGGGAGCGCGAGACGATCGCAGAGCGAACGCGGGAGGTCCTCCGGAGTATGAAGGCGCGCGGGCTCCGGACCGGCTCGGTCCCTCACGGTCGCCGGCTCGGGCTCGACGGCTCGACGCTCGAGCTCGACGCGGACGAACTCGAGGCGGCGCTCCTCGCCCGGAAGCTCCGGCGGCGGGGCGCCTCCCTCCGGGCGATCGGGCTCGAGCTCTGGCGGGCGGGGCACTACTCCCGGCGCGGTGGCCCGTGGGATACGGTCGCAGGTCCTCCCCCTCCGTGGAATCCCAAGTCGGTCCGGGCGCTCCTCGAGAACGGCCCGCAGGCGAAGCAGGCGGCCCAAGGCTAGGCGATCGCCTCGACCCCCTGCCCGTCCTATTCCCTCCCGCGCGCGACGACTGGCGGGGCTCCTGTTGCGTCAAGGCACGGTCGGGTAATGGCAGGTGCACGCGTCGAGGCGGACGGCGCACGGTCGGACCCTGGCACGTGCTCGGGCCCCTCGAGCTCCTCGAGGTCCTCGAGCTCCTCGAGCCGGTCGCCGGGCGGAGGTCGACCTCGAGGTATCCAGCGACGGCAGGCGCACAGCGTCCTACATCGGAGCCGCCTACGTGTGGGATAAGGTGGGTGGAGGGGGGGGTGGGTGCGTGTAGGGAATTGGGCGGGATCTCAGCCGGCAGCCGGGCCTGCCTTGGCACTCATACCCCCCATACACATATCCCATACCATACCCTACATATTCCCAAGTGGACAAAAATCAGCCGACGGTTGACATAAGGAGTTGAAATCGTGGAAGAAGCAACGGACAATCGGGCGAACATTTCACAGGATGCACACAAGACTGACACGGCGGACGTGTTACGGATCCGGTCCATTCCTCCGGGTGTCGTCGTCGTGATCCCTCGGCTGAACCTGTACGCGGTGACCGTATCGCGGACGGGCGACGCGCAAAGCGTGGTGATTGCGCTGAACTCTGCGGGCGATCGACGGAGGGGGTCGAGGTTCACGGTTGACGGGGAGGAGGTAGCGATCGGGGTGCCGCTCGAGGCGATCGCGCGGGTGCCTGAGCAGAGGCGGGCGTCGGAGCTGGCGGAGTTCTTGCGGCGGAACCGGCCGGCGGAGGTGGAGTCGATTTTGCTCCGGATGCCGCGGGGAACCATGGGATTCGTGGAGTTAGTGTGCCGGGCGATCGACGCGGTAGCGGTGCGGGAGGAGGCGAAGGCGGCGGAGGCTGAGGGGCGGGAGGAGCGGGAGCCGACGGAGAAGGCGAACCCGGTGGAGCTGGTGCACGCGATGATTTGCGAGGGGCTCGGGCGGGCAATGGACCGGCTCCGGGGGGCGGGGGTGATGGCTTACAAGATGACGGCGGAGGGGCTCCGGGTGGGGGTGGTGTTGCAGGGTAAGCCGTCGGAGCAGGCGGTCGAGTCACTTGGGGCGCGGATGGTAGATGAGGGCCCGACGGCGGACGCGGAGGGGTCAATCCGGGAGGTGGTGGAGGAGCTCGAGGAGGGGCGGGGCCCGTTCGCGCCGAAGGGCGACAAGGGAAACGAGAACTGAGCCGGCGGGAGCTGGCGGAAAGGCGGGAGCCATGGGAGAGCGAGAGATCGGCGAGCTACTCGACGAGCTACAACGGCAAGCGAAGGCGGGGGGCGTGCTTTCGGAGTGGGGCTTCCGGAGTTACCTCGCGCTTCGGGACTTGCGGGAGCTCGGGCTCGAGGCGTGGGAGTTGTGCCGGTGGGCGAGGATGGCGCTTGAGGCGCTCCGGAACCCGACGGAGGGGCAACTCCTCGCGGCGTGCCGGCTGGCGGAGGCGCTCGAGCCGTTTGACCGGCGGGTGAAGATCGCGGAGACGGGGAGGCGCCCGGCGGAAGCGCCGGCGACGACGGAGGAGCTACGCGAGGACACGGAGAAGATGCACGCGTGGGGGCGGTGGCTCGAGCGGATGCTCGAGGGCCTCGAGGTGCCGGTCGTCGCGACCGACGAGGGGCGCGAGGCGAGGCGCGCGGCGGTAGAGGGGATCGGCCGGGTGGCGCGGGGCCTGCTCGCGTTCGGGGTGGAGCTGTGAACCTCGCCGGCAACTTTCGATTCGTGGTGATGATCGACGGGAAGGTCGCCGGCGAGTTGCAGGCGCTCGACGGGGATCACCTTCAACTGACCGACCTCCCGCCGGAGCTGGTGACGATCAAGGGAAAGGCTGACGCGTCGTCGGCGTTCGCGGAGTGGATTCGCGAAACGACGCGACTGATGGCGCCGGAAAACGGTGGCGGGTGTATGGTGTGCCATGGCCCGCTTGACTCGGCGGAGCTGTTTTTCGCGGACGAAACGATCGACGGAGTGAACGCCGGGCGGGTGTGGTTCTGTTCGATCGAGTGTGCTCAGACGTTCGCGAACCACCTGATCGAACATGGCGCGATCGTCGAGCTCGCGCCGAGGAGTGGATAGAATGGGCGATCGAACCGCATTGATCCCGAACGGCGAGATCTACATCGCGGAGCGGCGGATCGAGTTGCTGCGGCTGGCGGGCAACGAGGCGGCCGCGCGGAAGCTCGAGGACATCGTCGGCGAGTACCGCCGGAAGGTCGCGGAGGCGGAGGTCGCCGCGGCTCGGCTGACCTCGGCGGACCCGGGGCCCGGCGAGGACTGGCGGGAGGGGTGGAGGATTGGGCGCGCGTCGGTGTTGCTCCAGCAGGCGCGGCGGAAGGCAGTGGCGGCCCGTCAACTGGCGCGCATGGTGGCGGAGTCGCGGGCGGCCGCGGGGCGCGTGGTAGCGGACGTCGGGGAGCACATGCTCGCGGAAGTCGGCGGAGCGATTGCACAGCTTGACGAGGCGATCGACGAGGTCGTCGGTTACTCGCGGCGGGAGGACATCCCGCCGGGTGGCCTTCACCTCGAGGCGGAGCGGTCGGCTGAGGTCAAGCGGTGACCCGGTGGGCGTGGTCGGCGGGCGGCGACGAGTACACCGGCCCCTTCGACTCCCGGGAGGCGGCACTCGAGGCGGCGCGGCTCGAGTCGCTCGCGTGGTCCGACCATGACCGCGTCAAGGTGTGGCTCGGGGAAGTGGTCGACGTCGACCCCGTGGAGGCAATCGCACGGGCGCCGGGCATGGACCCGCACGGGCTGATCGAGACGGCGGAGGACGGGCTCGACGAGGGCGTATTCGACGGCGCCGTCCTGCGGCTCGAGTGGCCGGAGGACCTGCGGCTCGAGGAGGTCGGGGAGCTCGACCCGCGGGAACTCGGCCGCGCGGCGGGCGAGGACCTGCGGGACCACTTGCGGCAGTGGGCGCGGAGGTGGGTTCATTCCTCGGCGTGGTACGTCGAGAACGAGCAGGAGGTCGAGGTCGTGCTCCGCCCGTGACCGGCGGGAAGGGGCCTCTTGATTTCTTAAGATCTTGATCTCGACCGAAGGGAGAGATCTCTTAAGAGAAGAAAGAGAAGATCCGGATCAGAGCAAGGACCGTGCCTGATGACGATGAGCAAGAAGGACCGCCGGGAAAAAGTCGAGAAGCTCCGGGCGGTGACGGCAAACAAAACCATTTCGGCGGCGCAACTGGCGCAGCTCCGCGCAAGCAACCCGGAAGCGTTCGCGGCGGCCGCGCGCCACGCGCAACACCTCGCCCGGTGCCGGGAGGACGTCAACGAGTTTATCGAATACGTGCTCTCACGGCCCGACGGCGGCCCCGTTCGTCAAGGCGCAATACACCGGGAGTGGCAGGAGCTCGCCGCGCGATTCGAGCGGCTCCTCGTCGTCGCTCCGCGCGGTCACTGGAAAACGGGACAGTTCGCGATCGGTCGCGTGCTGTGGCTCCTCGGGCGAGATCCGAACGAGTTGATCAAAATCGTTTGCCAGTCGGACCGCAAGGCGACGAAACGCCTGAGCGAGATCCGCGATCATCTCGCAAGTAACGCGCGACTGCATGAGGTGTTTCCCCACTTGGGGATCTCGGGCAAGAACACACAAGATCGAGAGTGGAATAAACACTTGATCACGGTCAACCGGAAGCTCCGATCGCCGGACCCGTCGATCGAGGCGATGGGGATCACGAGCTCCGCGTCGGGCGACCGCGCGACGGTCTTGGTTTTCGACGACGTCGTCGATCGGCGGAACGCGATTACCCTTCCGCGCGTCCGGGAGGCGATCAAGTCGAGCTTCGACGACTGGTATAACTTGCTACTGCCGAACGGTCGGGCGATCTACATATGCACGCTGTGGCACAAGGGCGACCTCTCGCACGCGTTGATCTCCAATCCGGAGTGGTCGGTCGCGTGGTACGAAATCGACCTCGCGACGCTTGGATCTTTCGTGAAGCTCCCGGACGGGACGGAGCGGCGCTCGACGCTCCCGCTTTGGGGCGATGCGGACGGGGGCCCGTGGTCGACCGCGGCCCTCGCCAAGCGCCGAAAGGTAATCGGTGAGCGGCAGTTCGCGCGCGGTTTCGGCAACCGACCGTCGGCCGACGAGGACCGACACGTCAAAGGGGAGTGGATCCGTTTCCACACGGAGCCGGCGCCGGCGGAGTGGCCTCGACTCCTCGCGCTCGACCTCGCGCCGTCAACCGCAGGTTACGCGGACGCTACGGGCTTTGCACTGCTCGCCGTGTCACCGTCCGGCGAGGAGGAGGCGACCGTCGACGAGGAGGGCAACCGGACCGAGGCGCCGCCGGCGCTCCCGCCGCAGATCCGCGTTGAGGACGGATGGCACGAACGGCTGACCTGGCCCGAAAAACTGGCGCGCGTTCGGCAGCTCTACGAGCGGATCCGCCCGGAGTGGATCGTGGTCGAGCTGGCGGCCGGCGGGCGGGAGTTCGCGGAACACTTGCTGACTACAACCACGCTCCCGATCCGCGGCGTCAAAGTCGGCTCGACAAACAAGGCGCTTAGACTCGACCGGGTGACCCCCTACATGGAAAACGGGGTGATCACGTTCGCGACAAAGCTCGACCCGCGCAACATTTCGGACGTAAGGGATCGGGGGTCGCTCGTCGACGAGCTCCTCGAGTTTCCCGTCGGCGATTCGGACGATATTCTCGACGCGTTCGTGCACGGCGTACGCTTCGCAACGGTGGTTTATGAGCACTTCGCCGGGCCGGAGGACGACGAGGACGATCCCGACGACCACGACGACAAAGCGCGCGATCGGGCCGGCGGCTCGCTATTGCTCTTTTGACCGTGCGGCGCGATAATGAAGGCGGAGAAAGTCGACACGATGGATCTGACGTCCGGACTAATCGCTGAGTTTCATGTCGCGACCGCGCGCGCGGATCTACTCGTCGACTCGGAGCGCTTGTCGAGCGTCGCGACCGCGATTATACGCGCGGCGGACGTGGTCGCGCTCGGCCCTCCGCTCCTCGCCTCCGTGCCGATCGAGCCGGACCTAGTCGGAACCCCGGACGACGACGGCGGGCTGACCTTGCTACAACCCCTGACGACTTCGCACCTTGCGATCCACACGTGGCCGGCGCAGGGGCGCGCGCGCGTGGTGCTTGACGTGTGCGTCCCGTTTGAGGTGGAGCGGATCGCGCGGCTCCTCGAGAACGCGCTCGAGGCGCACGTCGTCGCGCGGTCGCGGGAGTACCGCGATTTGATGTTCCCGGAGGTGCACGCGTGACGGAGTCGGCGAAAGTCGCGATCGACGAGTCGAAGTTCGACGAGTCGCAACGGCGGACGATCGAGATCTACCGGCAGATATGCGAGGAGCGCGACCGGCAGATCGCCGAACGCGCGCGACGAGTGGCGGCCGGCGAGGTGCTCGAGGCGCCGACCGTGCGGCGTCTGCGGTTCACGCGGGATCCCAAAACCGGCAAGGCGGCGATCGACCTCTCCAAAGCGGATCCGAACTGTACGCGGTGCGGGGGCTCCGGCCGGCGCGCCGACGAGGTACTGAGCGACCCGGAAAAAGGCGACATCTCGATCCCGGTCGTGTGCTCCTGTGTCCACCGTCGAGGAGGCATCACTCCCGACCTGCTCGACAAGGCGATCAAGCGGGCGGAGGGAATCGCGAAGATGGCGGCGGCGAGGCGCGCGCGGAGTCGCGCGAAGGGAACACGCCGGCGAAGCCGGCAGAAGCGCAAGAGGTAGAACCATGGACCTGAGCTCGATTGACTGGCCGGCCTTGATCACGATCATCCTCGCGACCCTGTTCGGCGTCGGGGGCGTCAAAGGCGCGGATGCGCTGACGGCGTATCGGCAACGCCAAGCGGCGGCCGGGCCGGGCGGGAACCCGGCTCCGCCCGTGCCGGTGTCGATCGTCGGCGCGGGCGGCCTTAACGGGCTCCCGTCTGCTCCGCGAGGAGACAACACGGGAGAGATCCGCACCATCTCGATCGAGGAGTGTCGCTCCAATCATTCACAGGTGGCGGAGTCGCTCGAGAAGATCGCGACAAAGCACGAGGAGCAGACGGAGAGCTTGCACGAGATCGAAACGTCCCTCGCGCGACTACACGGCGACCTCGGCGAACGATTCGCGCGGCTCGAGATCAAGGTCGGCGACACGGTGCGGGAGGAAGTTTCCAAGCATGAGAGGGTGCATCATCGGGCCGGATCGAAATGAACCCGATCGCGTGGTTCTTGGGGCTGTGGTGCCGCTTTCGCGGGCACCGTTTCGGGCCGGTGATCTCGCATAGGTTCACGTACTGCCGACGGTGCGGCCGGTTTCTCGACATATACGCGACGAGGTCAAGACCATGAGCACGGAGCACGACACGATTTCAGCGGCGGAGGACTCGGAGGAGCAGGAGCGCGGCGACCTCTCCGAAGTGTCGGTCACGTTGATCAAGGGCGCGCCGGCGACCGCGTACGGGCCCGGGACGGCCGGGCCGATCGGCGGCGAATCGCAGTCGGACAGCGATCCCAAAAGCGCTTGGACGACGATCGGCGCGATCCCTCCCCCTCTCGACCCGGTCGGGCTGCTAAACCTCTTCGCGGTGTCGGACGCGCTCCGGCAGAACGTCGACGCCATGGCGCGCAACGTCGACGGGTTCGGGTGGATCGCCGAACCGACGATCGACCTCGAGGCGGACGATTCGGCTGACAACGTGATGACGGCGCTATACCTCGAGCGGCTCGCGCACTGGGAAGCGGGCGGAGATCCGATCGAGTCGGCTCCGGAGATGCCGACGGCTGACGAGGTCGCGGCGACGATCAAGGAATGGCGGGCAATCGCGCGAATCGAAAAAGCGCGGCTCAGACTGTGGATCGAACAATCGTGTTTTGAGTCATCGTTCGTCGAGCTCCGAACGCGAACGCGCGTTGATCTCGAGGTCGTCGGGTGGGGCGTGTGGGAAGTAATCCGCGACCTCCGCGGCCGGCCGATCCGTTTCAAGCACATACCGGCCCACACGGTGCGAGCAAAACGGCTCGGGCCCGTGGTCGAGGTCGAGGAGCTCCGCCTTGCGTCCCCGGTGCATTTCGAGCGGGTGCGGGTGCGCCGGCGCTTCCGCGGTTATGCGCAGCTCGACCCGGAGCTCGCGATCCACGCGCGGCACTTCCGGGAGCTCGGCGACCCGCGGATCGTCAGTTCTAAAACGGGCGTCGCTTACGACTCGGTCGAGGCGCTCCGGGAGCACGATCCGACGGACGTTCCGGCCAACGAGGTTTTGGTGTTCGGGCGGTACTACCCGGGATCGGTCTACGGTCAACCGGTGTGGCACGGTCAGATCCCGATGGTCAAGGGCTCGAGACTCGCGGCGGATCATACCGTCGACTATCTCGAGAACTCGGCGATCCCTCGCGGTCTGCTCCTCGTCGCTGACGGTCGCGTTTCTAAGACGTCGGTTCAAGAACTGAAAAATTATTTCGCGGCGATCAAGGGCAACGCGGAAAACCGGCTCGCAGTCGTGCAGGCGGAGGCGCCGCGCGATCGGGCTTTCGAGGCGCACGGTCGGGTGCAGATGCAGTTCGTCAGCCTACGCGAAGCGCAACGCGACGACGCCACATTCCAGCGGTACACGGAGCAAGTCAAGCAATCGGTCGGGGAAGCGTTCAGATTACCGCCGATTTTGCGCGGTGACACGCGGACCTTCAACCGCGCAACTGCGGACGCGGCGCTCGCGTACGCGGAAGAGCAGGTTTTTGCCCCGGAGCGGCTCGGGTTTGACTGGATTATGAACCGGCGAATCCTCCCGGCCCTCGGGATCCGTTTCTGGCGGTTCAAGTCGCGCGGACCGACGACGAGCGATCCCGAAGTGCTCGCGAAGGTGTCGGACGTGTTCGGCCGGCTCGGGGTCGTCGTGCCGGCGGAGCTCCGCGGAGTCGCGGAGCAGGCGCTCGGGGTGGACCTTCTGCGGTCGCCGGGCGCGTGGCAACAGCTCCCGCTTTCCTTGGTTCAAGCGGGATTCGTTCCTCCGGGCGGAGCGGCCGCGGCGGTGCCTCCGGCCGGCGCATCGTCGCCGGCGGAGCAGGACGTCGGATCAGTCGAGGGCCGGACCGACGAGGCGGGCCCGCCCGATCGTCTCGCTATACCCGAACCGCTCCCAACCGGCGCCGCGCGCGTGGCCAACGTCGGCGAACTGCTGAAGGCGGCGACCCTGCTCGAGCAGTATCGCGCGGGCACCGATGCGGACCGGCTCGCCACCTTGGGCGAGGCGCTCCTCGACTCGCGCGAGGAGGACTCCGAGGTGTACGAGCGGACCCTCGGCGCAACTAACCACACTGACGACGAGTAGCGGGAGGGCGCCCCGTTGTGCCTTGACTGCGACAGTCCGATCCCCGTCGAGCTCGAGGTCGAGGGGTTCGTCGCCGTAGCGGGAGCAGTGACGCGGAAGGCGGGCTCTGACGCACTGGCGGCCGCTCTAATGGTGCCCGATGCGATCCCGGCCCGTGGCCTTGCCCTGCTCGTCAAGGCGTCGCCTGCGGGCCCGTGGGCGCTCCGGCGATACCTTCCGGAGATAGGCAAGGCGGAGGTGAGACGGGAAGCGCTCGAGCTCGTCGCCGGCGGCGCAAGCGTCGCGATCGGCGAGGTCGCCGCAGTGTCGCGATCGACGGGCGAGGCGGTGCTTTCCCTCGAGCGGGTTCTCCGGCCGGCGGTCCTCGGGGACCTCGTCGCGAAGTCGACGGCGATCGCGGAGGAGCTCCTCGAGCGGATCGGCATACGCAAGGCGGACCCGGTCGACCCGACCACGCCGGCGGGCTTTACGCAAACCGTGGCGGCGTTCGCGGAGGAGCTCAACCGGACGGGCGGGAAGGTCGCCTCGTCGTTCATGTCGGGGCTTATGGACCGAATAGACGTCGATTGGAAAAAGGCGACCGATCAACGCGTGAAAGAACTGACGGACGCGATCAACACGGCGAGCACGATCGCCGCGGGCGACGCTTGGGTGGGGATGCGCGGCACGATCTACACGACTGACGCGAACGTGAAAGACACCACGCGGCAGTCAATGATCAACGCCTATAACATGAGTCTCGGAACCTCGCTATCGTTGCGGGACGCGTTCGCGGCAGATCACTCGCTTTACCATCAGGCGCACTATGTCAGAGATTTCTACACGCGCGAGGTCGCGACGGGCCTCTCGCGCAACGCCCGGCAGATCGTCGGGCAGGGGATAAGCGACGGGCTCGGCCGAACGGCGATCGGCGCTCAGCTACAGTCGCAACTGGGCGGATCGCTGAACGGGTGGACGCGAAACTATTTCAACACGGCGGCGTCCGCCATGGTCGGACGCTCGAGGACCTATTCGGCGCTTGTCACGATGCGGGACTCGGGGGTGACGCTCTACATCATCACGGCGGTTCTCGACGAGCGCACAACCGAGACGTGCCGATACCTCGACGGCAAGGTGCTGAACGTCGAGCAGGGGGTCCGGTCGTTTGAACTTGTTGCCGCGGCGGAGAACCCGCGCGCGGTCGAGTACCTTCAGCCGTGGTATCGCGAGAAAACGATCAAGACTGGCCCGGACGCGGGGAAGCTCGGGCTATACCTGCGGCAGCAGGACGGGCAGAAGCTCGCGGCGATCGTCGAGAGGTCGGCTCGAGGCGTACGCGACGGCCGCGGAGAGTACCGGCCCGCCGGTCGCGGTGACCTACAGAACGCCGAAGGACCTCCGCCGTATCACGGGCTATGCCGGACGATCGTGATCCCGGACACGACCGGCCCGGTCAGTGCTCGAGCTCGGGTTCCGTTGCAGTGGACGCCGGGAGCTCCGCCGGTCGCGACTCCGTCGTCGGCGGGGTCTGCTCGAGCAGGCGGTCGCAACGCGGAGGACCTCGCGCGGCAGGCGTCGGTCGTCGCGGAGCTCGAGCGGCTCGAGCAACTTCCGAGGTTCGCCGAGGGAACGGAGAACCGCGCGCTGATCAAAGAGGCGCGCGCGCAGATCGCGGCGACGGGGCTTCCGCTTATCCAGATCGGCACAAAATCGGGCGACGGGTATTTTTCGCTCATTGCACACAACATGCCCACGCCGGCGCACGTCGTAAAAATGCCGGAGGTTGTGCGGCTCAGTGCATTCATGCAAGCGGCGCCAGCTCGAGCGATGGGCGCGATCCGTGGTGTGGTGTTCGCCAAGGAATTTGACAGTGGGTACAAAGATCCCACGATCCGCGGAGTACCAAAAGACGCGGAGTTTTTTCTGAGCGATCGGCGCGTACTAACGATCAAGATCGGAAACCTCGGGCCCGGCGAGTTGACGGATCGAATCGGCCGCGCGGTGAACTACGCGACGCGACTTTATGAAGGCGCTTATAAAAAGTTCCTCGGGTTCTCGGCGGGGGTCGAGCGCGTCGAGGCGATGCGCAAGTTCTGGGAACCGAAAAACGACGTGCGAACCATGAAGGCGTCGAGCGCTCTCGACTCCAAGCGCTTCGACGGAAAGATTTTATCGGCGACCATTCCGCAGCTTGCAAAGTGGACGCGCGACGAGCTCGAGGGGCTAAAGAGTTCGGACCCGGAGGCGGCGGCAAAGGAGTTGATCACGGTCGCCCGGTCCTTTATCGCGGAGCGCTTCGACGCTCGCTATATGAAGGAATCGGCGAAGCTCGAGATGGAAGCGGCGCGGGAGATCAAAGCCGAGGGAAGCGCGCGGTGGAATAGTCTATCGGCGGAGAGGCAACGCGAAGAGGCGACTACCCGCGCGAAGGCGGAGCTACTGCGAACGCTCGCGCGCGAGTTCGTCGCGCTGCATGGCCCGACGGCGGGATCGGTGCCGTCCGTTGCTGGATCTAACGCGACCGAGGCAAGATGGTTCAACGGACTTCGCGCGACTCTCGGAGACACCTCCGGCGAGAAGTACGTCGCGACCGGGCAGGCGACTGAGAACGTGATCCGGCGCGCTTGGGCTGAGTCGGTTCGCGGCGCGGTATCGCACGACTTGATCAAAGAGGCGAAGCCGACACGTCATTATGAGTTCTCGACCGACTCCTCGAATAAGCGGGCCTATCATTGGATCCTTGGCAGTACGGGCGCGCGACCACGTGGAGAGGGATCGACGATCGCAACTCCGAACGCTACGGAGTACGGCCTCGAATCGCTAAAGCGTACGTTTCTCCACGAATACGGGCACTCAATTGGACGCGTCGGTCGAACGTCGCAACTGGCCGACGCGTTCGCTCGATCGAGGTGGTCGGGGAAGTATATTGACAGCGGCACCGCTGGAAACGTCAAGCTGACACTGACGCCGGACGAAGTCCGGATCCGTATAAAGCAAGGGCAAGAACTAGCGCTTGACGCGAAGTTTATGGATCCATACTGCGCCAGACTATACGGCGGAAGCGCTGGCCCGGAGGTTTTGTCAATGGGCGCTGAGTGGCTACTGCAACAGAAAACAGCGCAAGCGCTCCGATTCTGGCAAGCTGATCCGGATCACTTTGCGTTCACTATGGCTTTTCTCGCCGGGCTCGCGCGGTGAATCATGCGGACGACTTACACGATCAAATCACGCGGTGAAGTGGCGATCAAGGTCGAGCGGACGGGAACGGCGGCCGCGGGAAAGTTCACGATCACGGCGGCGGCGGACGTGTTTGAGGTCCTTCGGCGATCGCTCGACGCATTTTTGTTTGACCCGCCGTCGGTTCCCGTCGAGGAAGGGTTCGCGCACGACGTCGAGCGGCTCGACGTGTTCGATCTTTTGATTCACGCGTGGGCCCGGTGGTTCAATCTCAAGGAAGGCGGCGAAGTGCTAGACGTCAAAGCGTCGGGCGACCTCCCGCCTCCCCGCTCGCGGTTGAAACCGATCGAGGATCAAGAGTGGTAAAGGTGCGACAATGGACCTGAGCACGCTTCAAAGCATCGCGACCGCGGAGCAGCTCTCGGAGCTCGCCGGCAAGATCGAGCGGGCGGTCGTCGATTCGTTTCGGTACGCTCCCCTTCGGAGCGGTCCTACCATGGCGGAGGCGACCGACCGATCGGCGTGGCTTGTCGACCTCGTGATCCGCCTCCGGCGGGAGCTCGGATGGTCGATCGAGCGAGTCGGCGACGTGGCGCCGCAAGCTCTCCGGGCGAAGCTACTCGGGATCCCGTGGGCTCCCTCACGTCAGAAGATGTGGACGACATGACAACAAAACTGACTCTCAAGTGGACGGAGCCGGGCGCACTGGTCGCGCGGCTCGAGGCGGGCGGCGTCGCCGGGCTCCTCGTCGGCGAGCAGCTCGAGGCGGATCGCGATCTGCGCTTCGTGGTAATCGACCGCGCGGACGGCTCGAGGGCATGGGGTGTAGTCCGGGCGCTCGCCGGCGTGCCTTTTCCGTCCGGCGCGGAGGCGGTGGCGCGACTTGCGGACCGGCTCGATCCCGCTGTGGCGAAGGCGCTCGAGGGCGATCCGTCGCCGCGGTGGTTTCACGCGCTCCGGCTCGTCGAGCGGTACGATCCCCCTCGGGCGCTTGGCACGGATCGTGCTCTGAAGATCTCTTCTCCTGATCTGATCTCTCCCGTCATAGGAAAGAAGAATCAAGAGGTCCCTCCGGCGGAGGTCGACCTCGAGAAACGGCTGACCCTGTGGGGCTCTCCCGCCGGCAAGGTCAAGATTGCCGAACGGCTCGCGGCGCTCCTCCCGGACGGCTCGACCTATTGCGAACCGTTCGTCGGCTCCGGGGCGGTGTTCTTCTCGACGGAGCGGCACAAGCGGGAGATCATCGGCGATGCGAACGGGGCGATCGTCAAAGCGCTTCGGATCGTGCAAGGGCTGACCGCGTCGCAGGTTGCGCGGTTGCGGGAGCTCCCGGCGGTGGGCGACCTCGACACGTTCCGGAAGCTCCGGGACTCGGCGGAGCCGGCGGACCCGGTCAACTGGCTTCACCGGTTCGCTTATACGAACCGTTTTTCAATCGGGTACAAGGGGCGAGACTTCAACGGGCCTCACTCTGGCGTCAGGATGCGGCTCCTCGAGCGGCTCGAGGCGGCGCGCGATCGGCTCGCGAAGGTGGAGATCGTCGGCGGCGACTATGCGGCGACGATCCGCAAAGCGGACGGACCCGGCGCGGTGTTCTACTTGGATCCGCCGTACGCGGGGCACGACGTGAACGTCGGCGAGCGCGCTTTCGACGAGGACCGGTTCCTCGAGGTGCTCGAGGGTATCGAGGGGAAGTGGCTTCTGACCTACGGGATCCGCGGCAAGGTCGGCGCGGTGCTCCGGCGGAAGGGCTACACGGTCGCGCGCGTGGCGACACTCCGGACCTGGGGCAATGCTCGCGCGGGCGACGGCGTTATGAAGCTCGAGCAGATCGTCGCGGCGAACTATGAGATCGACGAGTCGAAGATCCGGGCGCTCGTCGCGAAGGCCGACGAGGAGCTTGACCTCGCGGTGGTGCTCGACGAGGAGCCGGAGGAGCTCGAGCAGCTCGCCGGCGACGCGGAGGCAGTGGCCAAGCGCGCCGAGGTCGCGGAAGGGCTCCGGCCGCTTTGGAAGTCTCCGGGCGGCAAGTCCTCGATCGCGCCGATCCTCGCCCGGATGCTCCCGCCGCACCGTACATACTGCGAACCGTTCGCCGGCTCCGGCGCGGTGCTCCTCCGGAAACCTCCCGCCGAGGTCGAAGTCGTGAACGATCTTGATCCGGACATCTCCGGCGCTTTCGCGGCGGTCAAGTCGCTCGACGATGCGGCGATCGTGCGGCTCAAACGTCGTGACTGGACCTCGCGCAAGGGCCAGTATGCCCGGCTGAAGGCGGCGCGGCCGCGGAACGGCGAGGAGGCGCTATACCGTCACCTATACCTGACCCGCTTTTCGTTCGCGGGAACGCGCGCGGCGTGGGATGGACGGCTAGAGGGCCAGACGGCGAAGGTCGCGGATCGGATCCAAGCGGTTCGCGATCGACTCGCGAAGGTGCGGGTGTACCGGAAGGACTACCGGGAGATCGTCAAGAAGTTTGACGCGGCTGACACGTGCTTTTTCTTCGATCCGCCGTACCCGGGATCGTATGGGCTGGCGCGCACGGCGCAGGAGACAGGCGCGGCGACGGGAGAAAAGCACTTCGACGAGCAGGCGTTCGGCGACACGCTCGAGGCGATCCGCGGGCGCTGGATCCTCACCTATGGGGAAGGCGGCGACCTCCCGGCGAGGTTCCGCAAGGCGGGCTTTCGGTGCCGAAAGATCATCACGGCGGCGCGGCTCCGCACTATGCGGGCGGTCGCGGAGAAGGGCGAGACTCTGACACACCTTGTTTTTTCGGACAAGCGCACAAGCGCGCGCAAGGCGGCGCCGGAGGCGGAGGACGCGCTCGATCCGGCCGTGCTCGGGCGGCTGGCCGTGCCCGACTTGATCGCGCTCCTCCGCGTGCTCGACGGTGAGCTCGCCTCGATCGGCGACCGAAGCAAGGCGGAGGACGTGATCAACGCTGCGATCTTCGTGCTCGAGGAGCTCGGGCGGCGAGGAGCAGAGGCGCCGGCGCTCGAGGTGGTCGGGGCGGCGCGGGAGTTCCTCGCCGGGGCGAAGCGCGCGGCGGATGCCTCGGCGGTGCCTCCGGCGACGGAGCGGGAGCTCGCGCCGACGGCGCCCTCCGGAACGGAAAGCGGGCGGGAGGTGGAGCTCGACGAGGTCCTCGAGGCGTTCGGGCGCTCCGCCCTGCTCCGGCGTCCGGCGGTGGCGCTTGTCGGCGGACTCGTGACGCAGGGGCGCACGAAGAACGATCTTGACATCGTGATCCGCGGCCCTCTCGACGACCGGCTCCGGAGGGTGATCCAGTTCCGGATCGGTCGGATGCTCGGGGCAGTAGACCCGGAACTCTCGACGCGGATCCAGTGGCACGACGACGAGCTCGGCGGGCCGATCACCGATTACGTGGAGCTATTCGACCTCGCCCTCGTCGCGCGCTCTGAGCGGCCCGTGGTCCGCATGGCGGAGGTTGCCAAGGGCGACGACCCGCTCCTCGACGCACTCGAGGCGGACGGGCCGGCCCCGGGCGTTCTACAGCTACATTTCCGCGGCGCATCGGTGCACGCCGACCTCCGGCTCCGGGTGGGCGATCATCTCATCGGGTGGACCCTCACGATCCAGCGGGCCGGCGCGGTCAAGCCGGTTGACACGCTCGAGGCGGCCCGCGCGTATGTCGACGAGCTCGGGCTCGAGGGCTCTCGAGCGTTCAAGCCGATCATGGCGCCGGCTCACGTGCTCGCGGTTCCGAAGGTTCGGCAGCCGACGGAGTGGCTCGAGATTGACGAGCGGGTAATCAAGCCGGGCGAGGTGGGCGCAACGCCGGAGGAGTCGGGCGTCGTCGTGAAAGCGGACCGGTTCACCTGGGAACCCGGAAGGCAAGAGCCTTACTTTCACGAATACTTTTTGACCGGCGGGCGCATCATGCGCGGGATCCTGTACCTGCGGCAGATTGCCGGGGGCGGAGGGCCCGCAAGCGAGCAGGACGCGGGGCGCGTGACTCCGGCCGGCGGCACGTTCTGGACGGCTCACGTTTCAAAGTCGGCGCTTCCGTCGATCCTTGATCGGCGGGCGGTGGTTCGGGCTGAGATGCCTCCGCCTGGGAAGTCATGGATCCCGCGGTCGCTCGAGCAGGCGACGCCGGCGCGGTGGCGCTACTGGGAGGAGAAGGACCCGGAGAAGGCGCGCGCCATGCGCGACGACCTCGTCGCCTCGCGGTGGTTCACGGATGGCAACGTCAGGATCGTCGACGGACAGTTCCGGCGCGTGGTCGCGAAGCTCGAGGTGGACCTCGACGGGCGGGGCCCGGTCGCGCTCCTCGAGCCGGCCGCCTCCCTCGAGCCGGTCACGCTGGCGGCCCCGGTCCCGTTCGTGCTCGCGTGGCAATCGTTCAAGGGGCAACACGTCCGGCGGTTCGGTCCGACGCGTCAGGCATGGTGGGTAATCTGGCAGGACGGAAACGGAGCGAACGCGCTCGAGCTCGACCACGATCCGACGGCGGAGGGCGCCTCGATCACAGCGCAAGTCAGGCGCTTCGACGACCGGCAGATCCTCGAGCTCGAGGGCGAGGTCGCGCCCGGAACGGTCGTCGGAGGCGTCGAGCTGAACGCAACAAAGAACACACGCGGGGACTGGCGGATCGTCGACCGCGGCCGCCTCGCCGTGCTCGAGGAGGGCCCCGGCCGCTTCGTGCTCTCGATCCGCGGCTCCGACCTCCGCGGCGTGTTTACCGCGGAGGCCGAAGAACCCGGGGCGCCCGTCTGGATCTGGACGACCGGAGAAGAACCGGCGAAAAAGATCCGAACGGTCGACGGTGTCCAGGTGTGGGATCCGGATGCAAAGGACCCGGAGGTCGACCGCGCGCAGCTCCGGCCGCTCGCGCTGTTCTCGCCGATGAAACCGCGCGAAGGCGCCGGCGAGTTCCGGCAGCTCGAGGAGCTGACCGACAAGTTCGCAACGCCGGCGATCCTCGAGGCGGGCCTCGCGGTCGAGCCAAAGTACAACGGTCGGGTGGTCGTGCTCGAGTCGGACGGCGCGCGGCCCTTCCTGTTTTTCGAGGACTCGAGGCGCGATCGGGTGCAGTGGTTCCCGGCGCTCCGCGAGTCGCTCGAGACGTTCGCTCGGCCGGCGATCCTCGTCGGGGAGTTCCTCGAGGTCGAGGGCGCCGACGAGGTGCCGCTCCCCCGGCGGGAGCTCGCCCGGTTCGGGCGGGACGTCGAGCAGGACGATCGCGCCGTTCGCGTCATGGTGTGGGATGTGCTTTACCTCGGCGAAACGAACCTCGCCGCCCGGCCTTACTCGGAGCGCATCAAGATCCGCGATCGACTGTTCGGCGCTTCGGGCAAGGTCGGACCGTGGCGCAACGTGCCGCGGCGGATCGTGCACACGCTGGCGGAGCTCCGCGCGGCGGTGGCGTGGGCGGGAAAGGTGCCGGGGTCTGAGGGCGCCATGGTCAAGCGGCTCGACGGAACCTACACCCTCGGCGGTCATACGGATTCCGACGTCAAGCTAAAGCTCCAGCGGGAGATCGTCGCAATCGTGACCGACCGAACGCTGAAAGATCCGGCTCCGAATCAAGAGGCGCCGGCGGAGACGTGGATTTATACGTGCGCGATCGGTCCGGTTGACAATCCGGAGGAGTGGCGATCAACCGTCGAAATCGGCGGGCGACCGTACATTCCGATCGGTCGCACGTTCGCAACAAACGTCAAGGCGACCGTCGGCGATCGGTTGCGCGTCGAGGTGACGGAGCTCCTACTTGACACGAGGAATCGTAAAGCTGTAACATGGTTTACACCGTCGGTCGTCGAGGCAACGGACTCGAAACCGACGACGATCGCTGAGATCGAGCGGATGCTACAGCCAACAGAGATCGCGAAACTAGCGGATCGCCCCTTTGGGAATCCGGTTCCGTTATTCAAAGCTGACGGAACCGAATCCAGATTCGTACTCGGGATCGTGCTCGAGCCAAACGACGGCAAGGGCGGAGCTCCGCTCGACCCGGACGCTCAGCACGACGTTTACTCCGAGGACGACATACGGGCGGCGGCGTGGGAGTTTTTGGCGAAGTATCGTCGGATCGGGTTCATGCACGAAAAGCCGCTCGCGGAGCAGGAGATCGAGATCGTCGAATCTTATGTCGCTCCCGCCCCTTTCACGCTGGCGGGGTACGACGTCCGGCGCGGGACGTGGCTACTCGGCGCCCGCGTGATCTCTGACGAACTCTGGCAACGGATCAAGCGGGGTGAGCTGGCGGCGTGGTCGGTCGACGGCGTCGCCTCCCGGAAGCCGCTCGAGGGATCGAACTAATGACCGGATCGCGACTCGCGGAGCTCCTCGGGCTACTCGTCGGTCAGGCGAAGTCGGACGACGAGCGCGACGCGATCTACCGGTTGCGCGATTTGGTAATCCGGTCGGTCGACGTGGTCGACCGTGGCGCAAACAAGCGGCGATTTCTCATCGTCAAACGAGGTGATCTGATGGACACGAAGGACGATCTGACGTTCGGGCCGGCCGTTGTCGAAGGACCGGGCGGAGAACTGACGGCGGCGCCCGTCGAGCTGGCGCCGGCCGAGGTGGAGAAAACGATCGACGTGGTCGAGGTCGCGAAGGTGCACTTGAACCCCGCGGCGAAAGCCACGATGCTGAAGGTCCTCACGGAGATCTCCGAACGGATCGCCTCCCTCGTCGTGCAGGTACGCGACGCGACCGAACGCGAAGAGGGCGGATCCGAGGCGGACATCATGCGGGAGGCGGCGGCCCTCGGGGAGCTCCTCGGCGGACTGGTGGAGCGCTACCCGTCGCCGTCGGCGCAGCCGGCGCAGCCGGCGGAGGAGGTCGCGGCCGCGGCTCCGAAGGACAAGGGCGGGGCCAGCGGCGGCGCGTGCAAAGCCGAGGAGGTCCTCGCGGTCAAGGCGGAGACGGTGACCGACGAGCAGGCGACCGACGCGGCGCTCGAGCAGCTCGACGCGCTCGCGAAGCGCGGCGCGAAAATGAGCGGCGAACGGCTCAGCAAGTTCCGCGCGCTCCTCGCCGACCTTCAGAAGCTCGCCGACGAGCTCGCCCCGGAGGACCCGAAGGGGAAGGCGCTCGAGGCGGCGCTCGGGATGCTCGACAAGGTCAACAAGAGGATGACCGAACTCGAGGCGCGGATCACCGCTCCGCCGGTCGCCCCGGCCGAGACGATCCCCGACGGTCAGGCGGCAACCGACGCGGCGCCCGTGGTCGAGGTCGAGAAGTCGCGGCGCCGCGGCCCGGTCTGCGGCATCGACATCAACAACCCGAATTTCGACCCCGCGAAGGCGGACCAGTCGATCACGTTCTTCTAACACTCCGCCGGCGCGACCGTGCGGTGATTCGAGGAGGATCAACAAATGACGACGAACGCACAGCACCTGAGCACGATCCAGAAGGCGGATTTCACGCTCGCCTCCCTGCTCGCGGATGGCGGCTACCTGCTCCCGGAGCAGGCGGACAAGTTCATCCGCCTGCTCATCAAGCAGGCCGTGATCCTGCCGTCCGCAACCGTGGTTCCGATGCGGGCCTCCGAGATGAAGCTGAACACCATCCGCTTCGCCTCGCGCGTGCTCAAGCCGGGCACGCCCGGAACGGCTCTCCCGTCCGGCGACCGCGTCAAGCCCACGCTCGACGAGGTGACCCTGACCGCGAAGCTCGCAAAGTGCGAGGTGCTCATCGAAGAGGAGGTTTTCGAGGACTCGATCGAGGGCCCGGAGCTCCGGAACACCATCATGCAGATGCTCGGCGAGGCGATCAGCCGTGACATGGAGTACGTGATCATCAACGGCGACACGACCTCCCTGGACCCGCTGACCGCTCTCTTCAACGGGATCATCGCTCAGACCACTTCGCACCCCGTCGACGGTGCGGATGCGGCGCTGAAGGCGTCCGCCCTCTCCGCGACGAGGAAGGCGATCCCGCACGAGTACAAGGTCGACCCGCGGCGGCTCGTGTACTGGACGAGCCCGAACGCGGAAAGCGACTACTCCGACGAGGTGGCCGACCGCAACACGGCGCTCGGCGACAAGGTCCTCGAGAACGGATCGCTACCGTACCCGGTGCACCGCAACGCTCCCGTGATGGGGATCCCGGAGTTCCCGGAGAACCTCGGCACTGGCGCGAATCGCACGTGTGTGATCTGCTGCGACCCCAAAAACCTGCACGTGGGCATCCACCGGCAGATCCAGATCAAGACCGACGAGGACGTCAAGGCCGGAAACGTAATCGTCGTGGCGCGCGTTCGCTTCCATGCGATCTGGGCGAACGAGGACGCGACAGCCCGGCTGTACGACGTCAAGGCCGACTAACCGGCGGCAACTAACCTGACTCCGCCCGGGCGAGTTCCGGGCGGAGTTCTCGCAAGCCGGAGCCGTGGGCGGCCGGCGCGGAGGATCACAACATGGGCGCAACGATCGGCACGATCACCACCAAGGGCAAGGCGGCCCTTCAGGCGAACTTCGTTCACAGCTTCAACGTGACTTTCGATTCGAGCTACCCGACGGGCGGCGAGGCGCTCGCGCTCTCGACGCACCTGGCGGGGCACGCGATCCTGCTCGTCAAGGCGGATCCGGTTCTCCCGTACTCGTTCGGCTACGATTACGCGAACGACAAGCTGAAAGTGTACGAGGAGAACGGGACCTCTGGCGTAACCGCGGAAGTCGCCCCGGCGACGGACCTCTCCGCGCTGACCGTCGGCGTTCGGGTTCTCACGGAGTAGTCAACTCCCCACACGCGCGGCCCGGTGGATCCGGAGTCGTCGCCGTTAGAGGTGAACCGATGGCATACGCTCGTTTACGACCCTACGAACCGAAGCGCGGCTTTCTGATGCGGACCTACACCGCGCCATGGGGAAGCCGCTTCACGGCTGGCCAGTGGTGCGAGGTGGACTCCGCGGAGGCGCTCGAGTACCTCAAGCAACTACACGAACGGCCCGGCGACACGCGAACGCCGAAAGCGTTTGACGTGTGCCGCACGCTCGAGGAGGCGCAAGAGGTGATCCGTCAGGACAAGCTCGCCGGACTCGAGCAGACGCGGCAGTTTCTCAATCCGCCGACGCGCAAGGCTCCGACGAACGTCGAGGTTCGGCCGGCAAACGAGCTGAACATGCCACCGATCCCGACGCACGCGATCGAACTCACTCCGCCGCCTGCGGCGCCGGAGCTCCCCGCGGTCGAGGTCGAGGACATCGGCGACCCGGTCGGCTCGCCTCCGCCTCCGCGGAAACGCGGGAGCGGCTCGCGTCCGAAAAGGCGCGGCTGACGTGCAACCGAACGCGGGCAGGGATCCGACGGCTCCGCCGGAGGCTCCTCAGCTCCGGACGACTACCGACCTCGCCCTCGCGGCCTATTGGCTCCTCGAGGGGCTCGAGGTGGTAAAAGTCACTCGGCGGAGAGGCGGGGGGCCTAGTCAGGATTTTGTTTTCCACTTCGCGGACCCGGACGGGCGGGCGGCCGTGCTCGCGGTCGCGTGGGTAAATTCCGCCCTCCGCCGGTATGACTCGGCCGTTCGGTCGCTGAAAAAGCTCTGCCATGAAACCCGCGGCCCTCGACAATGACAGCCGGCGCGCGCGAACGGTCGGGCGGCCCGGAGCCAACGGCGCCGGGAACACCCTCTTGATTCTTAAGATCTCACCTCCGACCGAAGGGAGGAGGATCTTAAGAAGAAAGAAAAGAAAAGATCAAGATCCGGATCTTAGGAGCAACGGCCGTGCCAATCGGCGATATGGGGCAGCATGAGGCAGCGGCGCAGCTCTGCGGACGGGTCGGCGATCGTCCGGGCGTCGTGTACCTCGGCGGAGGTCCTCGGATCCGTGGTGTGTCAATCGGGCCCGGAGGTCGACGGAGTGATCCCGGTCCGCCTTGCCTCATGTCACGATCAAGACCGGATGCCAGCGATCGGCGTGGTCGTCGCAAAACAAAGCGCGCTCGAGTGTCACGTCCGCAGGAGCGGGCCGGCGCGCGGGTTCTGGTCTGGACTCGAGGCGGGCAAAACTTACAAGGTCGGACCCGACGGGGAGATCTCGAGACTGGCGCCGCCGGTGGGGATCGTCGGGTTCGCAGTCGTGCAGTTTTTCGGAATCGCAGAGTCGGGCGATTCGTTGTGGGTACAACCGCAAATTGACATGAAAATCCGACAAGGTTAGAGGTGAAGTAATGAGCAAGAGGAAACAGATCACGAACGCACCGCAAGAAAAACCGATCGCGGCCGCTCCGCTCCCCGCTCCGCCGGCGAAGAAAAAACGCCCGGCGGCTCTCACGGAGGAGCGAACGCACGCGCTCCGGCGCGATCAACTCCAACGGTGGCGCATGTTGGAGGCGGAAGCGCGCGCGGCTCAGGCGGAGATGCAGCTCGCGGAGTTCCAGCTTGCAACACTGGTCAACCAGCGGCCGGAGATCGTGCGAGCACAGACCGCGCGATCGCAGGCGGTCGACGCGTTCCGCAGAAAACGGGAAGCGTCGCGGCAGTACGTCGAGGAGCTCGGAAAGCTCCTCGGGCTCGACATGCGAAACGTAGCGATCGACGAGGAAACGGGAGCGGTTAAGGTGCTCCCGGGTAATCCGTCGGAGGTCGCCGGGCAGTAACAAGCGCCGGCGAGTCGAACCCGTCGGCAGAAGGAGCAACGAAAAAATGGGCACTGTCAGAAAACCGCTCTATATGTCCTCCGAGGGGTTCGGCGTCGAAATGCCGGCAACCGACAATCTCGAGCTTGGCGGGCTCAGCATGTCGGGGAATATCGTCATGGCGAACAACAAGATCACGGGGCTCGGTCTGCCGTCGGGCGACGGAGACGCGGCTTCGAAGATCTACGTCGACACGGCGGTGATTTCGGGCGGCCGGATCAAGGAAGCGCTGACGAGCTATCACCAGCTCGACAACACCGACGGCATCAACGCGGCGGAGCTTCTCTACTTCGACACTCAGCCGGGCGTGGGCGACACGGTCGTTTTCAAAAACGGCACCCTGACGAGAACCTATACCTTCGTGGCGAACATCGCGGGAGAAAGCGCTGCGACCGACGTTTCGATCGAAACGAGCGCGGCGACGGCGATGGCGCGGCTCATTCTGCGGGCAAACGCGGACGCGGGAAATACTCAGTGGGATCTGGTCGCGACGACTGGGCACGCTGACATCAACTCAACCGTGATCATCGTGCTCGAGCGCGCGACCGGTGCCGGCGCGTCGACCTCGAGGATCTACACCAGCGGCGCGTGGGCGGACCCCGACGGGATCTATGTCGTCAAGTTCGCTACGGCGGGCGTGCCGGATCTCCAGTACACGAACCACACGGCGGTTGTGCCGGGAACGTCCGATCCCGGTCAGGTGGAGTTCGGATTCCGGCGTCAGGTGGCGGCGCTCCTCGACGGCGAGATCCATTTCACTTTCGACTCCGATGAGCAATGGTCATGGAATGGCGACGCGTCGGAGTGGTTCCTGCTCGCGGCTGGCGCGGTGCCGGATGCGACGAGCGCAAGCGGCGGCGGGATCCATGGCAAGGTGACGGCTGACAGCGACTACGGCCTGACGATCACCGGCGGAGTGATGACGATCAACGTCAAGGCAAACACCGGTCTGGCGTTCGGCGCGGGCGGCGACCTCGGAAAGTTGATGGGGGTTGCCGACGGCGCGGCGGGGATCGCGGTCGGCGCGAACGGGTTCGGAGTCGTGCTCGCCACCAATCCGGGCCTCGCGTTCGGTTCCGGCGGCGACGCTGGCAAGCTCAAGGCGTACGCTGACGGGGCCCACGGGATCGTCGTCGACGCGACCGGGATCGCGGTGGAGCTCGACCCCGGAGCGGTGGCTCCGTCCCTCGGGTACGGCGCGAACGGTCTGAAGGTCCTCGGCGTCCCGGCGACCTTCACTATCAACGGCGCGGCGGTGTCGGCGAACGTGACGCAGACGAACATGGATATCTTGTTCGCGGGCGCGGCGAGCTACGCGGACGCGCTGCACAACCATACGCGCGTCGAGAACGCGAAAACCGTTTCGGCGACCTACTCGACAAACGAGGCGATCACCAAGGGCGACCCGGTCTACTGGCAGGCGAACGACGCGATCGGGCGCGGCGACGCGTCGGTCGATGCGAAGGCGCACGTGTGGGGCGTCGCGGTGGCCAATATCGCCAACCCCGGATCCGGTATCGTGACGTCAGAAGGTGTCGTCAGCGGACTCGGCGGCGGGCTGTGGACCGTGAACGACCTGATCTACCTCGCCGCAGGCGGCGGGCTCACGAACGTCCGGCCGGCGGCCGGATCGCGAATCATCGTGATGGGGTTCGCGAAAAACACGTCGGACCTTTTCG